GCAGTGACATGGGTGAACGACGGTCCATGGCAGACGAAACTTGAAATCGAAAAATGGTCAGCTGAAGGAACGCTGGGCAGGGAGATCGAGGAGGCCTTCGCGCCGTATAAGCAGCGGGAGATGAAGCTCACGCAGGACACGGTGGGCATCAACTGTCGCCACCACATGAAGTATGAGATGCCCTTTTTGGGGGAGATGGTTGCGTGGCTGAGCCACAAGGCCGGCGAATTACTGAAAGAACATGAAGAGGCGGTGAGTAAGCGCGACGCGTTTGGCTCCCATCGCAGCGTTCAGAAACGGCTCCAGTACCTCTATGAGCGGCCAGTGCGCGATGCCGTCGCTTCTCGAACAAGCATCACGGGCTCGGAACAGGTCAACCAGTATGAATGGGTGGACAGCCCGCCCCGAACCGTCGCCGATGTTCAAAACGAGATCGCTAACTTGATGGCCACGCTTCCCAAGCTCCAGGCGCTCGTGCGCTGCATCGTGGGCGATGACTACGCCGAATACCGCATGAAGGCGTTTCCTCGCGTTGCAGGCGGGAAGAGCTGGCGACCACCGCCCACGCCCGATCCCGTTTCTGTGTCAGCCCCCTATTATGACGAAGGCCCCCCGCCCCCATCGAGCCAACGTTGACGTCGTTATGTCAATATGATATCGTAAACAAAACTATGACCATAACCCGTGATGTCCTGTCCTATAAACCAACTCGGGAAGTCTTTAGCGCTATCGGGCGCTACCATTACCTCACGGTTCCCCAGCTTCAGCGCCTGCTATATCAGGGTCGGCTGCGTTCCTACGTCCAAGGCTCGCTCAATAAGCTTCAGGCTGCGGGCTACGTCGACAGTAAGGATCAGACTCTCGTCAGTGACACCGGCCGGCCGCTGAGGGTTTGGACATTCACCACCCAGGGCGCGCGAACACTCAGCCAAATGGGCTTTAGTGATCTGCCGGTCATGCACCAACGGCTCAACCGCTCCGCCTTCATGCTCGATCACGATCTGGACGTCAACGATGCGATGATCGTCTGTGAACTGCTCTCGACTCGCTATAGCGTCGAACTTATTGGGTTCAAAACCGATAACCAGCTCCACAAAACGCCAACGAGCGTCATCCTACCTGACGGCAGTAAGACCAACGTTATTCCGGACGGTTGGGTCTGCTATGGCTTCGGCGGCACCAAGGCTGCTTACGCCATCGAGGTCGACCGCGGCACTGAGAACCGCTTCAAATGGCAGAACAAGGTGCGCTCGTTTGTCGCGTTCGCCTCGGGCAACCCCTCCCCTTATGAGATCGCTTTTGGTGAAAAGTCGCTAACGGTCTTGGTCATCGTCAAGCCGGCCCAGCTGCGCTCCATCAAAGAGCCACAGGCGCGGCTCGAGGATCTCAAGCGCTGGACTGAAGCCGAGCTATTAGTGCTTGGCAAGCAGAATTGGGGGTCGCTCTTTCGCTTCACGGTTCAACGAACTGATCAGACCGATCCCTCGATCTTCTTTGGCGGGGCGCATTGGGTAGCAGCGTTTGACCCTACTCCGCGATCGCTGCTGGAGGGAGTGCTGTAATGTGCCCCAGCCCAAGCTCTACATCGGACACACCGGCTGGCTCTTCCTCAAAAAGAAAATCCACCTGCAAGGGCCGGGGATCACGTCCCACAAACACGTCATCGGGCTCACGGGTCAGGGGAAGAGCAAGTTCCTTGCTCACTGTTATGTCGAGTTGGTTTCACAGGGTATCGCATGCTCACTTGTTGACCCGCACTCGGATCTTGCAGATGACGTGCTCGGTATGCTCGCTGACCGTGGGCTTGCCGACGATCAACTCCTCTTTGTGGACTTTGGTAGACGCGATCGATTCGTACCATTCAACGTATTGCGCCAACCGTACCCCGATGACAAAGTCGCTTCGATCATGGTTGAAGCGTGCAAGCGAGTCTGGCCGGCGCTAGCCGATGGCAACGCGCCGATGTTTGAAAATGTCATGCTCGCTGGCTGCCATACCCTGATTGAAAACAAACTCCCCTTCGCCGCACTACCGCTATTCATCTCTGACAGTCGCTATAGAGCCAAGTTACTCGCTAATGTGACCGACCCCTTAGTGGTTCAGTACTTCAAATCGACATTCGACCGCTTGTCGATCAAGGATCAACTCGACCAGGCGGGATCTTCTCTCAGGCGAGTCTTCGATCTCGTTCAGCCGCACGAGCTGCGCTACACGATCGGCCAGACCGAGAACGTTCTCAACTTCAGGGAGATCATCGACAGTAACCGCTCAGCCATCTACGACTTAGGGGGCCTTGAGGAACAGACCCAGAAGTTTCTCGGAGCGCTCATCTCGCACGGCTATGAAGTGGCCAGCCTCTCACGAGCCGACCAACCCGAGCGCGATCGCGTTCCTCATCATCTGTTCCTTGACGAGTTCTCGATGTTTAGCGCTACTACGGAGGGAGCGCTAGGGCGCATCCTCTCTTTAGCGCGAAAATACAAGTTAACGCTTTGGTTAGCGCATCAGACGTGGGGACAGTTATCGGATCGACTCGCTAACGCTCTTCAAAACACGACAAGGGTAGCGTTTGCGCTGGGCTTCACTGACGCCCGGTTAATGGCTCCCAACTTCACCAACTACGATCCCTACCTCGTCAAGCACATCGTTCAGGAGGGGGAGGAGAGGTCACACCCAATCTTCTTTGGCGTCCAAGACACGTTCGAGAAAATGGCGACGATTCTCCAGACCCTCAAACCGCGGCACATCTTCGTGCGCTATCCAGAACTTGAACGGCATTGGTGGTTTTGGACTAAGCCGGCGATCAAGACGATCCAGCTCAAGACACCGACCGTGCAGACAAGCGGGGCGAGGGTGGCCGATCTCCGAGAACGTTATGCCCAGATGTATCTCAAGCCGCGAGAAGAGGTCACCAAGGCGGTCGACGAGTTGCTTAGAACCGAGATGGATTCAGCTGAACCCCCACCTACGAGCAGTTATCGGGACTAGTTGACATAAACCACAGTTTTGTCTAGTATATGAGAGATCGAGTGGCGTCTCAAAAAACTAGGAGTAGTCACCTCACGTGCCGCTGAGAGAATCAAACTCCCGCTGTCTCGATCACTTTGAATGTCATACGAAAACCGAAGACAGCAACTCCACGAGGCCTTACCAGAACCGCCAATTAGCGAAGCGCCTCGACCAAGTTCCGCCCCAGTCGATATCTTCGACGCCCGAACCGATAAACAGAAGCAAGTCCTCGACACGCTCCAAGCCGGAGTAGAGGGCATCCTCACCTCAGAGGGCTATCAGGCGTATCTCAAGACGATGTCAAAGTTCCACCGCTACTCATTCGCCAATAGTCTGTTGATTCACGTCCAGAACCCCGAGGCCACTCACGTCGCCGGGTACCAAAAATGGAAGCAACTCGACCGCCAGGTGCGTAAAGGCGAGAAGGCAATCAAGATCTTTATTCCCTTCCGCAAGAAGACTGAAGACCCCGAGACAGGGGAGGAGCGCTGGAGAGTCACAGGCTTTGGTCTAGGCAGTGTCTTCGACATCAGCTCGACGGACGGAGAGCCCCTTCCGGAGCCTCCTGCGATCACTGAGTCACATGAGGTCACAGACGTATCTCGTGAGGTCAACAAACGGCTCTCACGCTATCTGATCGATCAGGGGCTACTACTGGAGAGCAAGGACTTCCCCGGCCACGCACACGGCTTCTGGAACCCCACCAAGAACCAGATCGTGATCAGGCAGAACAAGGACGTCGATCCGCTCAATATCAGTAAGACCAAGACGCTGCTCCACGAAGGTGCTCACGCACTGGCTAATCATCAAAACGCCGACGAGCGCCAGGACGCCGAGGTGGTTGCTGAGAGCGCTGCCTATGTGGCGTTCTCGCATTTTGGAGTCGATACCGCTAACTACAGCTTTTCTTATGTAGCCGGCTGGGGACAGGATGCCCAGCGCTTACGCAAGAATCTGGGTGAAGTGCAGAAGATCTCTAACGTCCTTATTTCGGCGATCGAGGGCACAGAACCGACAGAACCTGATAATGATCTAGATTGATCGTATTTGTTCTCTTGTCTCTGTTGACATAAAGTTCTATAAGTAAGTTGACTGTAAATAATGAGCGCGGAGTCCCTTTAGTGTGTGGGGTTGGGTAGCGTTCAACCCTAACAGTCCCCCACATTAAGGGGATTTTTTATTGGGAAAGTCGTAGGGGGTTAGTCTGGAAGCGACTCTAAACAAGTAACCAGACAGAGTGATGCCTGCCAAACGGCTAGAGGAAGTTTGGTTGACCGCCGTAATTCATTTTTTTGAAGAGGGGGGTAGGGGGGAGATGAAGCTCCCACCGTAATTCATATAAAGTAGTTAACTCCTTTTTCTTACATAGTTCTTACATAAACCACTTGACATAATCATTATCCCATGATAACATGATTGTATGACCAAGCCACTACAAGTAATCTTAGATAATGATCTCTATCAGGAGCTAAGAACAGTGAGTTTCTATGCCGCTGAGCCTATGAGTGACATTGTTCGCCGAGCTATCAAGAAGGAACTAAGACTCATGGAGAGAAAGGGGGCACATGCTGATTCAAAATAAGAACGATTATTGGAAGCTCCCTTACAAACGAATTGCTCGTCTTGAGAGGATCGCTGCCTCACTTGGTCGACAGGATATCTGGCACCGAGACGGCACATGTCCTGATCCAGACAATGATCCTTGCTGGGATTTAGAGATCGCAGAAAATGACAACATACGAGCAGACAGCACATTTATTACAGGCATCTAAGATATGAAAAACTATAGAAGCAGATTACATCGCAACAAAATCGGTTCAAATCAATTCCGCCTCAAGCAGGATCGAGTCTTTGGCCTCAAGCACAAGACCGCTTGGAATGTCGCCTTAGCGATTAACTTCATTCTCTTAGTCGCTATCGTCGGCACTCGGGTCAAATCACTTGAGGCAATTCATATTGAGTCGCCGTTGGCCACCACCGCCTATGCGATGGAAGACGATCAAGCGCCTCGTGTCAAAGCAACGACTCCAGAACAAAAGGACATCGTCGACTATATCAATCAGGTGTTCGGTCAGGACGCTGATAAAGCCCTCCAGTTGCTCTCTTGCGAAAATCACCGACTCAATCCCAGTGCGGTCAATACCGCTGGCAACTTTCCAGCCGGTAGCAGGGACATCGGCGTCTTTCAGATCAATGAGTACTGGCAAAAGACCAACGCTAAGTATCTCTTCAACTGGAAAATCAATGTGCTCGTCGCGAAGCAGCTCTTCGACGAGAACCACGGTTCATTCAATCTTTGGACCTGTGGCAGAAAGCTAGGGCTTTGAAAGGGGGTGATATATATGGCATATGAAAAAACTGCATTTGAAATGATGGCGGAAGATTTACGGCTAATTCGAGAAGCATTAATGAGGCTTGAAAAGACCGGAATAAATAGTGAGTTGATGGTTTTGTATATACAGAAACTAACAAAACTGTCTCAGAGAGATATTAAAGAAGTGCTTGCAGCACAAAAGCAATTTCTTGTTGAAGCATTTAGGGTGCAGAAATAGCTAGATTTTCTAGCAGAAAGGGGGTGAATTAATATGACAAACGAATTACCAACTATCAAAATACAAAATAAAGATTACGTTCTCGTCAAAGACAGAGTGGCCTATTTCAACGACACTTATGCCAACGGCATGATCCAAACCAAGGTCGAACAGGTCGAAAAAGGACTCTGGATCTCCGAGGCAATCGTAACGCCTGACGCTGAAAAGCCAATGCGCTTTTTCACCGGACATTCGCAAGCTCGCGAAGACAACGGCATGATCAATAAGACATCAGCCGCCGAGAACTGCGAAACATCAGCAGTCGGAAGGGCTCTGGCCATGATGGGCATCGGAGTCGTCGAGTCAATCGCTAGCGCTGATGAAGTCACTAAAGCAGTGAATCAGCAGCCAACAGGTGAGCAGATTATCGCTAAGGCAGCCGCTAAGCGCGAGCCAACTGAGGATCACATCTGCCAGATTCACGGTGTTCAAATGAAACCTAGGATCTCGCCTCAAGGTGGGAACTACTGGGATCACAGACATAAGAATACAAACGATGAGTGGGAAAGATGCATGGGTTACGGATGGAAGGGCGACATGAAACGCTCCGATCCAACGCCAAGAATCGTTGAGGAAGCTAAAGTACAGTACACGGCACCAACGATCGAGGATGATATGTGGCCGGATGATCCATCAGAAGTCTAATTTTTGATCTGAGCGTACCGCTTTAGGAAGCCCGCGGGGGCAGAGGGAGCGGTACACCTAGGCCAAAAGCTATGAAACCAACCAAGAAAGAAACACTATTACGACTTCTCCTGCAAGCGGGCGTCAAGGGCGTCAACAGCTTCTCGGAGGTCAGAGGCCACATGCTCCAGCTGCCCTACGTTGTGAGCACGCTTCAGGACGATGGCTATGTGATTCATCATCACGATGAACCCAACGGCTCGACGACCTACCTCCTGATGCACGTTCCATTAGCGCTAAAGAAAGAAGCACGTTTGATCAAGGGGGACCTCGATCTCACGCCTCCACCCGAGCCAACGATGTTCGAGCTTCCTAGCCAGCAAGACATCAAGGACAAGCTTGAGATCCTCATGGGCAAGCTCAAGCAGCTTCGCAGGGATTACGTCCTCGCCGAGAATCTTGTCGACCAGGCCATCATTCTTCGCCGCGGCCGAGCTATTAAGAACGCCATTTACAAACTAGACCCGAACCATTCAGAGATTGCTAGGGGATAGGCTGGTCGTGGGAGCCCGCATCGAGCTCAAAGGGTAAAGGCTCGGCGGTCACTTCCAAACGAGCGTACTCCCTAGGAGTTACTGAGGGAGAGAGAGTTCGCCTTTGGTACCACCTGTTCCTTAGGCGAGCGCGAGCCATGTCCTGACACCACAGTGAGGGATAGGCATCTGAGCAGGTTTACGCTCTCTCAGTAGTTCCAATATCTATGAACAACAATCGAATAGCCCACATGACGGTGATTGAGCTCAAGCCGACCGAACACCAGATTCAGACCCAAATCATGAATTATCTGAGGATCAAGGGGTGGTTCGTGATGAGGCTCAACTCAGGCAAGATCCCGATAGGGGAGGGGAGATCCAGGCGCATGATCCAGCTGGCCGAGGTCGGCACCCCGGATCTGATGTGCTTCAAGACTATTCCAGGCGCTGCTCTCTATGAGGGGGAAAATCAATCATGGAGGCTCGGTAGATATGTATCTCTCTTCTTCATCGAGGTAAAACGGCCAAAGATGAAGGCAACTCTTCACCAGACCATGAAGATGAAAGAACTTGAATCCTTCGGCGCGAAGTGCTTTGTAGCGACGTCGATCGAGGACGTGGAGGAGGCGATTACATGAAGCAGATTCTGCTCTGGATCGCTATCTATCTCTTCGTCATTGCTCTCTCGTTTTACCTGTTCATCTATGCCTATATCTATGTCATGGTTTTTTTCTACTGGCACCTATGATCGATTTTGAACTCACCATCGAAATAACAGGATCACAGCCCGCAACGTGTCAGGACTGTGGAGCTGAGCTTAAGCCCATGGGCTATGACGACGACCTGAGATGCTCGAGCAACTGTGTTTGGAAGAAGTATTGGAAGGAGAGGAAGGACAAATGATCCTCGCGCTTTTGATTTTCATCCCGGCCGGCTTGCCGATCGTCTGGCTCTTTGTTCATTTCAGCCTGAGGTACATCGACATGAAGAAAAAGAAGATCGAGATCATTTTTGAGATGGAGTGACGCAGAATCTATGATTTACCACATTAAGGACAAACTATATCGCATCTTAACCTTTATACGATCTCGTCGCTGGATGCCCTGGAGCGTGGTGAGATTCATCGACAAGTTTCGCTACAAATTACTGTGAAAGGAGGTGATACATGTATGCCAGATGTGCTAAAATTATTTATTTTATTATTAGGTATTATCATCTTTCTTATTATTTGTGCGAGGGGAGGTAAATAAATGAGATTATTAGAATGGATTTATACATGGCTCTGGTGTAGGAGTGAGAGGAGGTGACTTATGAAAATCAACATTGACCAATTTATTAAAGACTACTTACCCGAGATTATTCTCGCCGGCGTGTTCATCCTGATCGGCACGTTCTTAGGTCCGGTCGGCATCATCGTCGTTCTGGGAGCGATTGCCTGGATAGTCTGGACACTCATTCAATTCGTGAAGAAGCAGTAGTCCATTGTGAGCTGGGAAGCTTTGACCCTGCCGTTTTAGTCTTCCCGGCTCAGAGGGGAGGTGAATATGAAATGATTCAATTACTAATCGATTTACTTATTGGAGGACTCGTCATCTATTTGATCTACTGGATACTCGGGATGTTGGCTCTTCCTCAGCCTGTTAAGCAGGTGATCCTCGTCGTTGTGGCGATCATCGCGATTATCTGGCTCTTGAGTGCGCTCGGAGTGACAGGCGGTATGCCGTCTCTTAGATAGTCAGTTGCCACCGGGGATAGACCTCGGTGAGAGCTGATCATATTGACATAATGTTCTATTTCTGCTAGGTTCTGAGTACCGCAAATACTCAACCTATGACTCTAAAACAAAAAGCCGCTGTCAAGAAGATCACAGAAAATCACGGAAATGTTAGTCGGGCAATGCTCGACGTTGGTTACTCTCCCAATACAGCTAAAAAGCCTTCAAATCTTACAAATTCAAAAGGCTTCAAAGAACTCCTCGAAGAGTATTTCCCGGATACAGACCTCTTCAAAGTAGGGGTAGAGGGGCTCCATGCCACTAAGCTGGCCACCTCCTTCACTGAAGCTGATCAGTTCATTCCGGACTATCCAACTCGCCACCGCTATTACGAAACCGCCCTAAAGCTCAAGCGTTACCTCGGACCCGAGACATTGATTCAAAACAATGTGGGGGGAGACATGAGCCTTGAGCTGATCGGAGGCCATGCAGGCAGTCTTACATGAAACACAGCTTGAAGTCGCCAGAGATACGCACCGCTTCAAAGTCCTCTGTGCCGGCCGCAGGTGGGGAAAGTCAGTCCTCGCGCAGCTCATCACGCTCCAATGGGCAGTCCAGAAGCCGGGGCTCTACTGGATCGTCTCACCCAGTTACAAGCAGTCAAAGCAAATCCATTGGCGTGGTCTCCAGCAGATCATCCCGCGCGACTGGGTCGTCAAAACCAATCAGAATGAGCTCTCAATCACTCTCAAGAATGGTTCGATCATTGAGCTCAAGGGCGCAGAGAATCCCGATGCGCTCCGGGGTGTCAAGCTCCGAGGCCTCGTCATCGATGAGATTGCTTCTATTAGAAACTGGGACTGGCTCTGGTCTGAGGTATTACGTCCGACGCTTACTGACTACGCGGCCCCTGCTCTCTTTATATCTACGCCTAAAGGCTTCAACCACTTCTACGAACTCTTTACTCAGGGACAAGACTCAGCTAGTGACCAAGAACATAGTGATTACAAAAGCTGGCGTTTTACGAGTTACGAAAACCCCTACATCCCCAACGCAGAGATCGACAAAGCGAAAGACGAGCTCTCCGAAAACACCTTCGCCCAAGAGTATATGGCCGATTTCCGCAAATACACTGGCCTCGTTTATAAAGAGTTCGACCGTAAAATCCACGTCCAAGAGCTCCCAGACTTCCAGCCCGTCTACTACATTCGAGGACTTGATCGAGGTTTCACCAACCCTACCGCTGTCCCGATCATTGAGGTCAACTCAGACGGGGACTGGTATCAAACGCACGAGCTCTATAGCTCAAGTCTCACCAACGTCCAGCTCAACGAAGAGCTCACTCGACTTACCCAAGACGTGGCGATTGGCTCCTACGAGCTCTCGACAATGGACTCTGCGGCCGCCGGCGACATCCAAGAGCTCAACGACCTCGGCCAAGACTTCATCAGCGTCCGCAAGGAATCAGGCGAAGCGATGGTCAACTACGTCAGTTGGAAGATCCAAAAGTTCGCCGATCGTCTCAGGATCAACGCCACAGGAAAGCCGCGGTACTACTGCCATCCCCGAAACGTCAAAACCGTCTATGAGTTCGAGCGCTACGCGTGGCCGGATAAAGTCATCGACATCAACCAACCAGAAGCGCCGATCAAAGCCAACGACCACATGATGGACGCTCTGGCCGATCTCAACGCGATGTATATGCATGCCTACGAGCCGGCAGTCAGGCATCCGTGGGACGGTAAGATCCCCGGCACATTCGTGCCACCGTCGCTACCAGATGAAGATGACAACGAGTGGGGAACACCGATGCGTGACTATGGATCAGACGAATTTTGACAAACTCATGCAGGAGTATTTTCCTGATATTCATCGGCTCAACGAGCTGAGTAAGACTGACGTGCACCTGTGGGCGCTCTTGCTGCTTCTCCTTGAGAACAACACCAAGCAGCTCACCGGCCGAGTGGAGGTGTTCTACACCAAGGGGCATATCGATGCGATCAAGCAGACGATCGACATGCTGGCTTTCAAGGCCTCTAGACCAGGCTATTGACAATGTTGTGTAAAGTATATAAACTCATGTTGACTATAAGCGGTCGCCCCACCGGGCGGCTTTTTTTATGTATCCGAACAACTTTACAGCATTGATTCAAGCACTTCAGCCTCAACAGCAAATGCAGGGGTTTGGAGGACTTCAGGCTCTCAGTAGATCTGGTGGCAGCGCGCAATATAGCCCGCAACAACTTGCTCCCCCCGCGGTGAATCCTGCAATAGCCCAACATAATCAGATCAAGTCACAAATCGCCGACATCTTCTCGCACCTAAACTATCTCGGGGTACCTACCCCACCAAATCCCTTTGATTCTGGATATACTCCGGATCATCTCGCACATTGGAAGGCGATGACGGCGGGCCTCTTCGGATCGAAATAATATCACGCACGTCCAGGCTATTGACATTCATGCTTGGTTCTTGACATAATCGATACGACTACAAAAATGGTCGCACCCTAAAAGGGGAGCGGCCTTTTTTTGTGCCTAACACATGGACACCGTGATCATTCTTGCCCTCATCATCTTTCTTATCTGGCGCGAGTGGCTCTCATTCCACGAACGCGAGAACCTTGTCGATCGCCTCATGGCGCGCAATCTCCCTGAATACAAAGACAACGTCGCTCCTGAGCCTAATCACGTCGATCCAGCGCCATCAACGGTGTTCGATCTAGACGAGGCGAAGGAGGAAATAATCAATGGACCAGAAGAAGAGTAAGAAACCAAAAGACGACAAAGTTCTCAATGCCAAGCTTGAGCGCTTCTGGAATGGAGCGCAGGCAGCCCGTCGAGAAATCGACTGGCGATGGTTCAATTATGACCTCTGGGTCTCAGGCAACCACTACGCTAAGTGGGACAAAAACACCCAACAAATCATCACCTCGCCTCGCACCGACGGTAAGCCTAAGATCGTCATCAATAAGACCTATTCGATTCTTCGAGCGGTTCGAAACTATGTCGTCAGAAATGAGCCTAAGCCCGACGTTACGCCTCACAATCTCACCCCTGACACCGTCAAGGAAGCAGCGCAGCTCAATAAATACCTCGACTATCTCTATAGCCGCTTAGGGCTTCGTATGAAGCTTCGAGCGACCGTCTGGCATGCGCTCAAGTATTCAGTGGGCTACTGGCAGGTGCTTTACGACGGCGACGCCGAGGATGGCAAGGGCGAGATCCAAGTCAATGTGATCGATCCCTATGACCTTTACTGGGACGCAGCCGCTCGCACGCCTGAAGAGGCTCGCTTTGCCATCCTAGCTGTTCGACGCAATCTCTCTGATCTCAAAGAGGACGAGAAATACAAGAACGTCGACTGGGACACCATCCAGCCAGATAACGCGCTCGCATCTTCATCGCTCAAAGGCAGACTTCTTCAGTACGAGCGCGGCACGCCGGCATTCAACAAAGACACCGAAGACACCACGGTCATCCTCAAAGAGTTTTGGATCAAAGAAAAGCAGTCTGATAAAGACGCCGGCTCGACCGGTTATAAGATCCGCATCGTCGCCAAGATAGGGGAGACCATCATCCGCAATGAGTTGACCGAGCTCGATCGCTTGCCGTTCTTCCGAGTGTTGTCCGATGTCGAGCCGCTTCAGATGTACGGTCAGGGCTGGGTCAAAAACATCATTCCACTCAACCGCCTCTATGAGCGCTTAGCGTCCTCAGTGGCCGAATACAACGACATCATGAATAAGGGTAAGTGGGTCGCCGATAAGGGTGCCGGCGTTAGGATCATCAACAACGAGAATGGCCAGATCATCGAGAAAAAGCGGGGTTTCGAGGTTGCTCAGGCAGCTATCCAGCCACTCGCCGCAGCGATCTTTCAGCAAATGGACTACACGATCAGGGATATGGAGGACATCTCCAGCTTCCACGACGCATCGCTTGGCCGCATCCCTACCGGAGCAAAGTCAGGCGTCTCGATCGAGGCGTTGCAAGAAGGCGATTCCAACAACCTCAGTGAGCTGACCGAGAACACTGAAGACTTCTTAGCGCGTGTTTATGAGTATGCCCTCTATCTGGCATCCCAAAAATATCAGTTCGCCCGCGACGTGGTCATTCAGAGTAAGACAGGGGAAAAAGAGTTTCTCAAGATAATTGGCGAAAACGCTTCCACCGTCGATGCACAGGGCGCACCGTCCGGAGCAACAGTCATCAAGAAGAAAAACGTTGTCGATGTTAAGATCGATTCATGGCTTGCTTACACCTCAGAAGGACGCCGCAGCGCGATCAAGGATCTCGCCGGCCTCGTGCCGAATCTCCCCGTTCAGTACATCCTAGAAGCCTATGAGACCGGCAATATTGCCGACATCATCCAGCAAATGCAGGAAGACCAGGCTAAGCAGCAACAAGCGCAGATGGCACAGGAGCAACAACAACAAGCTCAGCAAGCGCAGATGCAAGGTCAACAACAACAGGCTAACATCCAAGCCCAGTCACAAGCCAAGATGCAGCAACAGCAGGCACAACAGCCGCAGCCAGCCGGCGCAGCTCAGGCGATCGCCATCATTCGGCAGATCATCAACGGTCAGATCCCGCAGCAAATGCCACAAGTCTTAGGCCCCGACTTCGTCAACTATTTCGACAAGTTCCTGAGCAGTCCAGAAGCTCAACAGCTTCCACCGGAGATCCAGAAAGTCCTCCAGACTATTCGCGATCACGGTGTTGCGAACATGCAGGGAGGCGCTCAACCATCGCCCATGGCTCAGCAGGCTCCTACAGGAGCGTGATCGTTCTCTGGCTTCTCCTGATCGCATCGGGTCAGGGGGAGCAAGGGAATAATCCCTTGAAAATATAACGGTCGACAGTCGTCTCGGGAGACGTAAAACAGCGTATCGGCACGTTGAAAGGAGGAAAAAAGTATGGAAGACGTAAAAGAACAGGCAGAGCAAACTGCTATTGACTCGTCAGTCAGTGAAGAAACCACTCAGGATCAAGCCCAAACCGCTGAATCAGCGGACGTAGCCGACCCTGAAAACCAAGCGGTGCCTTACTCCCGTTTCAAAGAAGTAAACGAAGAGCTTAAGAATAACCGCGGCACGGTCGAGCAGTTGCAAAAAAAGCTTGGCGAGTTGGAGTCGCGCTTTGCGCCACAACAACAGGTCAACCCACAGGTTGAGCAAGTTAAGCAGCAGCTAAAAGACCTCGGCTTTATAGACAGGTCAGAGGTTGATCGCATGAACCAGCAACAGCAGGAGAACATGCGCATAGCATCGCAACTGGAGAAGCTTGAAGGCCAATACGACGGTAAAGACGGAAGACCTAAATTCGATCGCAAGTCGGTCGTAGAGTTCGCCCTCTCTCAGGGCATTGGTAATCCGGAGACTGCGTATAAGGCTTTACATGAAAAAGATCTCATGAACTGGCACATCCAGCAAGCAATCTCTAAGTCGGGCGGGACAAAGTCTGAAGCCAGTGATGGCTCAGGCTCATCCCAAGCGGCCGGGACATCGGACCAAGATCTAAAAACAGCTATAGGCCAGGGCGACAAAAGCGCGCTCAGGACGTATCTGAAACGCTTCGCTCCTAAATAGGGCGAGGACTCTCTAAAAAGAAGGAGGTGAAATAACATATGGCACAATCAACAGCACTAAAGACCTACGATGCAATCGGTAATCGCGAAGACCTCACAGACGTCATCGCAACGATTACCCTGCATGATACGCCTCTTTTCTCCGGACTGGAGAAAGTGAAGGCTAATGGTCGTACTCATGAATGGCAGATCGACACTCTTTCAACTGGCGCAGATAACGCACAGATTGAAGGTGCAGACTTCACGTTTGCAATCCCCGCCGCTCGAACCAGAACGTCCAACAACACGCAGATTTTCACGAAACAACTTGAAGTTTCAGAAACACAGCGTGCTGTCTCAGTCGCAGGACTGGAGGATGAGTACGCATATCAGATGGAAAAACGCATGAAAGAAATCGCTACCGATATTGAGAAAGCTCTCATCACCGGAACCGGTAACTCAGGCGCATCTGGTACAGGTCGAAGACTCAAAGGCTTCCTTAGTTTCATCACGACTAACGTCGAGACAGGAACTGGTACAGCCGCTCACTATTTGACGGAAACCCTCTACAACAACTTGCTCCAGTCAATCTGGGCGAGTGGAGGTAGACCAGATAATACCTACGTTAACGGATTCCAAAAACGGCAAATCTCATCGTTCTCAACACCGAATACGAGATATGTCGACATGGATAACTCAAATAAGTTGAAAAACACCGTTTCAGCGTATGAGTCAGATTTCGGCGTTCAAACGATCAATCTTGATCCGTTCATGGACACCGACAAGACCCTTGTTCTGCAAAAGGACATGAACAAGATTGCAGTTCTCCGAGGCATTAAGCCCGTGGACGTAGCAACAATAGGCGACGCTAAACGCGGCGCTTTGGTAGGTGAATTAACACTGGAAGTCCGCAATGAAGCGGCTGACGGTAAGAACACCAATCTATCTACTTCTTAGGTATCTATTACTGGAATAGATGGCCGGGGGCGAGCCTATCGCCCCACTTTTTATGGGAGCTTTTAGAGACAAACCACTCCAACACGAAGAGCAGTACGCCGCGGTTAATGACCAAAAGCTGCGCATGACGATCTCTGCTATGTCCGATCGTTACAGCGAGGACATCCGCGATCTGATCTATCGCACCTATCAAGACGATCGCTTGGCGATGATCTATCGCGGCATCCGCGCCTCGGGCATCTACCAACACGGCGGCAAGAGCAGGGTGCGCCGCAAGATCATCGAATTCCCCAATCGATTTGTCTATGACTTTGTTGATACGGCGCTCAGGGCTCTCTATGGCGCTGATTGGCTGAGCAACCCCAAGGCTCTACGTCATCCGCTTGTCAAACCCTGGTTAGTTGTGCAACGTTTATAAGTGTGATAAAGTATTGTCTAGATCGTTCGTATGAATTACACCATTCGCAAGAACTGCCGCATCTGTCATAACGCCAACAATGACGCCCCTCTCACGCAGAAGTTCCTCTCGCTTGGCTCAACCCCTTTAGCTGATCGTTTCCTAGATAGTCCCACTGATCCTAAAGAATCCTTCCCGCTTGATCTCTATGTCTGTAAGCAATGCCAGCTCGTGCAGCTCGTCGATATCGTTGATGACAAGCTGCTCTTTGGCGACGACTATGCCTTTTTCACGGGTGGATCTCCCTCCTCGATTAGCTACTTCAAAGACTATGCCGATGAGATGATCCAGCGTTTCCCGGAGCAAGCCCGTTACACCGTTGAGATTGCTTCTAATGACGGCACGTTGCTCAAGCATTTTCGCGACGCCTCAGGGATCGGACGAATGCAGGTGCTCGGCATCGAGCCGGCTAAGACGGTAGCTGATTACGCCAACGCCCAAGGCGTTACCACAGTTCAGGAATATTTATCCTATCAGACCGCTAGAGACGTCAAACGCTGGTTTTCCACTGCCGGCCTGATCATAGCCAACAATGTCGTTGCTCATGTCGACAACCTCTATGACTTCATGGCCGGGGTTGATTGTCTGCTCGACGAGAAGGGCGTTTTCGTCTTCGAAGTGCAGTATTTCCCGCACTTACTCGACAAGAATGCTTTCGATCACGTCTACCACGAGCACCGCTCGTTCTTTTCGCTGCGGCCGCTGCTCAAACTGCTAGAAATCTCAGGTTTTCGAGCTTTCGATGTCAAGACAGCCGATGCGCAAGGCGGTTCGATTCGCATTTATGCTGACAAAAAGCATCGCGAGGCGCTCCCGTCAGTACAAAAGCTCATCGACGAAGAGATTGCCCGTGGTCTCGACAAGATGGAGACTTATCAAGGCTTCCAAGAGCGCGTCGACAGTATCAAAGCGGGTCTCGTCAGCATGCTCAAAGGCCTCAAAGCTCAGGGAAAGACGGTGTATGGCTTCGGAGCCTCTGCTAAAGGAAATACCCTTCTGAACTACTGTGAGATCGGCCCCGATCTCCTCGATTGCGTGGTCGATCTCACCCCCTACAAGATCGGCAAATACACCCCAGGAAGCCACATAGTCGTTAAATCGCCTAGTCAACTCAAGAAGCAGCCTGATTACTACCTCGTGCAGGTGTGGAACTATTTAGGGGGCATCCTAGAACGCGAGACAGCGTTCAGAAAGGCGGGCGGCAAGTTCATCGTCCCGATTCCCAGCCCGACCATTCTATGAATAAATCAATAGCTGAACTGATCGACGAACTCTCGATCACGAACATCAAGATTTACATGATGGTCGAGGACGTCGAAGCCGGTCGCAACGCCAAAGAAGACGCTCAGAAGATGCAAGCGCTAATCAAATACCGCTCTCAACTGAAAAACGCCATCAACGCCGACTTAGGCGATCGAAAGGAGGAGACCAAGGTCTATGGCTCAGTTCCTCGTCGTTAATCGGAAAAATCACATGGGCGATTGCATGTGCCAGATGCGCGCGCTCAAGGAATGGAAGGATCGATGTCCCAACGACACGCTCGACTTTGCGACCTGCAACTATCTTCATTACTTGATGGCAACCCATACGGATCTTTTCGGGTCAGTTCAGCTCCTCTCGTTTAGCGAAGTCAGCCAGCTCGCCGCAGCTCAGCCGGCCGACCAACTCATTGAGTTCTCGATTGACTGGGATCGAGCCTGTGAGATCGGTATCCTCAAAGCGTGGGGAGAAAAGACGCTCGGATTCATTCCGTCGACCGATAAGCCTTATTACCTCGTGCGAGACGAAGAGCACATCGTCGCTCAGGCTCACATTGCCCGCCTCAGGCAACGAGGCTTTCGCAAGTTCGCCCTGCTCCAGCTCAACACGCCGTCAGGCATCGAGCGCAGCTTTCTCCCCGAGGACTGGGATAGAGCGCTTGACTGCTTTCCGGAGGACGTAGCTCTCATTTACCCCGGCCCGATCGATCTCGCGCTTGAATCGCCAATGCGGCATCGTCCGAATTTAGTTCTCTTACCTGCCTATGACATCGGCATCACCGCGGCGCTTCTCGAGCAAGTCGATTACGTCTTTGGTGCGCATGGCGGCACCATCATGTTGGCGCACGCGGTCGATCAGAAGAACGTCACTCAGGTGATGTTTCTCGATGCCTGCTCTCCAAAGATCCTCTCGGTTCCCAAGTGGGACAACCTCGCCTACCCCTCTCATCGAGCTATCAATTGGGATGAGATCCAATCGACGATCACGAAGCGCCTTGAAGGTGCGAATGATCGGTGAAAGGAGGTGACGACACATGCACGAACACAAATTCTTGAATTACGGGGATGAATATCTCAAATGCCCATGCGGGCAATTCTCAGATAAGAAAGCTCCTAAAACTTCTCAAGAGAAGAAGGAGTATGAGGCAGCTCACACTGTCCCAGATACTGCCAAATTCGACGATGCTAAGAAACTTAACGCAGTCTCAACCCCGGACGTAGTCTCAGTAGTTCCCAACGATGTTGGCAAGGCCACTGATCCCTATGTAGCTCCTCGGGTTTCAGGAGTAAAGGTGGATTCAAAGGCCGCCGACCCAAGCGCAGCACAAGAAGCTGCCAATAAAGAAGCAGCCGACCAAGCTGCTAAGCAAGCAAAAGCCTAGTGCTTTGCCCTCCGGCACCTCGCTGGAGGGGAGAACACTATGAATAAACCTTTCGGCATTCTCAGTTTGCCCGTTGATAAGGGTGGTTGTGGCTGGTACCGCGTGCGCCAGCCCTTCAACATGATCAACTTCTGGACGGATTACGAAGCGCATGTCCTGGACAAGGATCAGGACACGCTTCAGATGACCAAGGCTCTATCTATCGCCAAAGTATGTGTTGTGCGCCAGGGCGGGGAAATAGGGATGCGTACTTTCCGTAAAATCCCCGAGTTTAGTCATCTTAAATGGGTTCTCGATATCGACGACAACATCGAGCTCATTAGTCCCTATTCAGAGCACTACGGCGAGTATGGACTCGACGAGTACTTCGATCCGGGGATCAAGAAATGGGTCTGGAAGACAGGGGAGCACAACTTCCATCCCGAGAAAAACAGGGAGCGGGTTATCTCACTACTTCAGGGAATGCGTGAGGCCGACATGGTCACGACGACCACTGAGAAGCTGGCTTCCTATGCCCGTCAGTACAACCCCAATGTCTTCGTCTTACCTAATGTGGTCAATCCGGACGCCTGGTGGCCGCTCAACAACGCACCTAACAAACAGCTTCGTGTCGGCTGGAGCGGGGGAGTTTCACACTATGAAGACTGGTACTCCATTCGCGAGCCGCTCAATGCTCTGATGCGAAAACACCGCTTCAAGCTGATCATGGCCGGCAGTCACTTCGAGGGGCTGATCGATCCGGATAATCGGGATCTCATCGAGGTTTACCCGTGGGTTCCCTTCGATGCTCACTCTTACCGCATGATGAGCCTACAGCTCGATATTTCAATCATTCCACTAGCCAAACTGCCTTTCAATGACTACAAAAGCGAGATCAAGCTCGTCGAGATGAGTGCTATGGGGATTCCCAGCGTGACGGCCAACGTCGGCCCGTACGCTGACACCAAAGACAAGCTCAGGACGCTGCGCTATGACACGCCCGAGCAGTTTTATTCTTCGATGGAGTTGCTTCTCACAGACCCCGCCAGACGTCATGAGATGGGCTTAGAAGCCCGCAAAGACGCAATGCGGCACTATGACGGCAAGAAGAAAGCGAGCTTGTGGACAGACACTTATAATCAATTGTTGACAGAAAGCAAATAAGATTATAGTCTAGACCTATGGAGCTCTCCGAAGCGTTGACCAACGCCACCATCAAAATTCAACACAAAGCCGGCGGCTTTGAGTCGAGTCTTTCTGATGGCACGATTGAGCGTCCCGCTTGCAACGAGCTCGTGAGTTCGTTCCTTGGCGTGGAGAATCCCTCCCAGGCCGACGCGGCCAAGATAAACGAGATCTACGACTGGGCAAAGACTAAGTCTGGTGAGAGCGACGCTGATTTAGTCGCTCTACTGCGGGACGTGCGCTTCAAGCTCGGCTCCAGCGCGTCGCACTCCCTGCTGGAGCGGCTGCACCGCTATGTCGCCCTGCGGCAAAAAGCCGGCCATCTGGAGGCGCAGGCGGAGGCGATGGAGCAGTGAGAATCGCTATTCTGACTGAATCCGACGATGTCTATGTCGCCTTCCCCGAAGAGACATTCCGTGAACTTCTCAAGACTTACTTTCAGCGTACTGGCGACATTGATGCGGCGCTCGACCAAATAATAATTGACTTGAAGAAACAAACCTTGTATAAATAAAGGGTCTCAACCGTCGGACGCCGTAAGCGTCCTTTTTTTATGGCCGATACCTTCCCAAAATACGTCAATCAACTTGCCCAGGATGAGGCCGACAACAGCACCGGCCCCACCTCGCAGCGTGTGCAGCTCTATGGCTGGGATACAACCAATCTGCAAAAGGTCAAGCTGGCGGTTGACCCCAACGGCATTTTTCAGCCGGGCGGCTTCTCGCTCCCCGTCTACGACTACATCGCCGTGACGAGCGCCACCACCACCGACACCTTCGTCTACAAGAGCGGAGGCGCGGCCGGCGGAACGGTCGCCACGCTTACCGTGACCTACACCGATTCGACCAAGGCCACGTTGTCGTCGGTGGCTAAAACCTGATATGCCAAACTGGACATTTAATCCATTCACGGGAAATCTCGACGCCGTCAATTCGATGGCTGGCTTCGTGCAGAAGGCCGGCGACACCATGACCGGCAGCCTCACTAATCTTTTTGGGCTTATCGTCTCAAAGATCTATCCTGCTGCTGATTCAACCACCGCTATTCAAATCAATAAAGCAGACGGAACTACTAATGTCTTAGATATAGATACTACCAATGGGCGTGTGGGGATTGGGACGGTGATACCTGCCCAAAAACTCGATGTGGCAGGAAACATTCAAATCTCTGCGAGTTCAGCCTATATGTACGATGGTAAAAACGTCATCCTCGCTCAGACAGGACTCTTCAACTATTTTTTCGGTACTGCCGGAAATCTTACTATGACGGGAACTGAGAATACGGCCATGGGAGACCGTGCACTTTTGGCTAACACCTCAGGAGGTAATAATACTGCCATAGGAGCAGTAGCCCTATTCCGCAACACCACCGGAAGCCAAAATACCGCTGTGGGGTTTGGTGCCCTCTTTTCTAACACTTCTGGCACCGTCAATCTGGCATTTGGAATGTATGCGCTCGAACACAATACTACCGGCAGTTACAACATTGGCAATGGTAACTACTCACTCTATTCAAACACTACAGGTAATGATAACACTGCCATAGGCGGCTATGGGACACTTTTGGCTAACACCACAGGCTCCTACAACACGGCCGTAGGTATGTCTGCTATCTTAAACAACACCACAGGCTCCTACAACACGGCAAATGGAAGTTCTGCCCTTGGAGATCTCGGTTCAGCTCAAACAGCCGGAGCGTTCAATGTCGGTACAAGCTACACTATTAAAACAGTAGGTACGACAGACTTTACGCTCATTGGTGCTTCT